ATAAAGAGATTGGGAAAGCTGAGCTTGATGGGACGGAGAGTTGGAGCGTGGTGAATAGCGGTCAATCAAGCTGGTTTTATATGGCCAATATTTACAGCAAATTAGAATCTATGTCAACTCCATATCCATTCTACCAATGGGCTTTGTCTGACCATTATACAAATGCGTATATATCATCTAATGATGTTCAGGGTTTCAATATAATTGCGGTAACAAATGTTACAAATATTAGAATTCGTGAAAAAACAGAAGATACAATTGCTAATTTTGAGGCTTGGCTTGCGTCAAATAAGCCATCAATCTATGCGCCTCTTGCCACCCCTACCGACACTCAAATCACAAATAGTACACTGATTGGCCAGTTAGATGCTCTTGGATCGTCCAAGCTCTTTGTGGGCGAGAACAATGTGCTTGTGAGCTCTACTGGCACAAATCTACCGGCTCCGGTGCAGTTCAAGTACGTCTCGGCTTACTCTGTGACCGGTGCAGAGTGGGAAGAGGGCGGGCCGTCCGGTCCGACTACCGTCACGGTTGATTCTATTGCTCAGGTGTTCCCTGTTTGGGAAGTTAAAGGGCCGGCAGTTAATCCGCAATTGTCTATTCTTACTACCGGAACGACTATCACGTATAACGGGACTATTACGTCATCGCAGGTGCTATCTATCGATATGTTTAACAAAACCGCTACTCTTAACGGCACGAGTGTTGTGGGCAACGTTTCGGGTGACTGGGTGTGCTTTGATCCGGGAACGAACAGAGTAGTGTATACTACCGGTAATGCGGACGCTCTACCGTCAACAATTAAGTGGCAGGAGATTGTGGGATGACGCTTAAAACGGCAGAATATGAAGTCAGGCTCTATTTGGATGGTGCTCTTATCGGTGACTGTCGGAGAATTGCTCAGAATCTCAATTATTCGAGAAAAAGGACTAAGGTCGGGGCTGATAGCATTGACTTTACTTTGAATGATGTCATATTCGATTCGTGGTGCAAGGAGCGAGGGACTACTCTTAAAGATATGCTCAGGCCGTTAGCTCTAGAGTGCCGCATTGTGCGGAACGGGGTGGAGCTTTTGGGCGGTTTCCTCGCTACCATGCCGGCTTATAGTCCGCTGCAGACGAGTGCTAATCTGCAATTGAAGTTCGATGGCTTTTTAAATCTGCTCGGCGGGGTGTATATTCGTAATACTACTACTAATTTACCTCTTGGGACGGTCACAGGAGCGGCCGGAACACTGGTGTCTAATCAGATTCAATTCGCTAATACTGTTTCGAGCAATGCTGGCAAGTCTTACGGCTTTACGGCTGGTTATATCGATACGCTCGCTAGTATCACCAACACTTTTGAAAACTATAAGACAGTCAAAGACTGGATCTGCGACCGGTGCGACAATGCTACAGGTGCGGGGCCGTTCGATGTCTACTTCTATGCTGACAAAAAGTACGATATTTATGCAGAAAGCAATTTTGGCGACGTGATCACGGACTGGGTAGCGTTTTACCCTATGCTGATCAACAATACTTCGGCGGTGTCTATTGCAGCTAGCGAGGTGGGTGATTTTGCTAGTGCCGTGGTGGGGCTTGGATCGGGTGAAGTCTCGCACGTTGCTAGTGAGAATACCGCTCTATTCTCTTTTACTAAGGACACGGACGCTATTCAGAAGTACGGCTACTATGAGACGCTTTATCAAGATTCTAGTATATCTACTGGCTCGGTGCTACAGCGCAATATTCAAGCGGAGCTTTGGAATACGTCTAATCCTATATGGCAACCCCAAATCTCGCTTAAAGGTATACAGGTTGCGCCTACTCCTACGGGTGATCACAAAATCTGGATCGGCGATATTATCACTATCAATAACAGCGAGGACTTAACGGGCATGACTAACGGTGACTTTAGAGTTAATGAGCTGAGCGTGTCAGTTTCGGCGGCTGGCGATGAAAATATCACACCGGTGTTGGAGCGAGTATGAATCTGTTGTCGCTTAGAATCAAGGAAGCTAAAAAAGAGCTTACTGCGCTCAAGACGAATCATCGGCGAGGGCTGGGGATGCTTAAAGTGTACAAGTATACTTATACGTTGCCGGCTCCGTCTGATTCAAAAGACTTCTGGTGGCTTAATATGAGCTTTACATTCAGTATGTCGGCTTACCCGTTTCTGCAAAAAGATTTAACGCATGAAACTATCGGCCGGAATCTGTTATACGAGGCAGAAGAGTTTGAATACACCAACGATGGCTGGGGTGCTACTATAAACACCCGTTATATGCGGACTACTCGTGATTATGTGGTGGCTGTGTACTGTACTTCTCCTATTACGTCTATGAATTGGAGCTGGAGCTGATATGCAAAATTATTTTGACAATGAGCTTAAAAATATCGAGCGGGAGCTTACGCAGTTAAAAACCGGCATGGTCAAGAGCGCTGGCGTTATTGAATCTATATCTAAAACGGTGAATATCTCTGTGCCACTAGAATTGTCGGGATCTGGTTTGACGGCTAGTGGCGAAAAGAATTATAGGGTGTATATCGAAAAAGCCTCTATCGTTCTTGTGACGCTTGACTGGTATCATGAGGACGTTACAAAAGAGTGGGAGGCTCAGAGAACAAGCCGGAGGGCCAGAGCTTATAAGATGGACTTCCCTAACGGCGACGCTGGCATTACTCTTGTCATAAGTGGCAAAGATGATGACGTTACGCAGCTCAAAAACGGTTATTCTGTCTCGGTAGCGGTCAAGCTCACTGTTACCTGCACGAGTGATTTTAGTATAGAGGAGATTTAAATGGAAAACGAATTGACAAAAAGGTTGAAAAATATCGAACAGGAGCTTATCGATCTGAAAACCGCCTCGCTTTATACTTCTACAAGAAATGCTTTTTCGGCCTCGTCCGGATCGGCTTATACGGGGCTTTATCAAATCACTTATAGCAACCCTAATAGTGAGCGGATCCTGTCGCAAGTCTATTTTAATCGGCAACAGTCTAATGGTGAAATATTCGCACGGACTATTAGCGGTAATACTCAGGTGGTGGAGCTTAATACTACTTATGCGGCTGGTAATGCGCCTGTTACGTATACTACCACATTTTATGTTGTTTCTAATGTGCCAGTTACGAGCATTGTTCGGCTCTAGTTTTGCGCTTTGTCTGGGCTTGTCGGTATAATTAGTTTTGCATTTAGTTTACTCCTTTATGCGCAAGAAAGACCGCTCATCTTGTCCGTTGATAGCGGTCTTTTTGACGGCTGACTGGGCTTAACAGTTTAATATAGGTGTAATAAACAAGGAGCAATAATGGCTTTAAGCTTTGATGGAGTGCAACCGGTCAAGTTTGGCGGTAAAGAGTGCACACCTAAAATCGATACCGAAACAAAAATGAGACTGGCAGACATCAAAAAATATGACAGTGAGGCGGACAGAGTTCTTGCGGCCGCTTTCCCGAATGACGAAGAGTACGTGTATAAGTTCTTAAAAGAGAAAATGACGTTGCTCGACAAAGAGACGTTGCATGGCTATCTTATTGGTGGCGATACTATGGTGGAGACTATCAAAAACGAAATCCATAACACTATCAAGGAGGCAAGCAAGAAATGAGAGAGATTGTCGTTGTTTATCAAGACTGCGTTCTGTGCGGTGTTAAGGGCCGTGCCAAAATTGCCGAGATGGCGCAAAATGGTATTCATCTTAGAAAAGTCGGGTTCAGTACTGAAGAGGGCAAGGATCTGATCCGTGAAGCGGTGCTATATCGTGGGATCAAAACCATGCCTTTTTATGTTGAGGGTGACAAGTATACATCGTCCCTTAAAGAATTGTTAGCGGAGCCGAAAAAGGTCGTTAAAGCTACCAAAAAAACGAAAAAAGCTAAAAACATAAAGAAGAGGAGCCAAAAAGATGGGGATGATTCAGAGGCTTAGAGACGCAAGGCGACGTCAAAAAGCTACCGAAGTAAAGCAAGAAATCGCTAATAATCTAATTGTCAATCCGTTATGTTCGGATTATGAGAATGTGTTCGCTCAGGTTCAACCTCTTATCAATGATATGAAGATGGTCAAGCCGTTTGGTGTGGGTAAAAATGGCGGCCGGTTGCCGTCACAGCGCACTCCGGAGCTGGAGCTTTTAAACTCTCCGAATGACGAAATGGGCTGGGGCGAGTTCGCTGGTTCTATGTTCGCTACTTGGCTTACGGAAGATGAGCTCGATATTCATGTCCACATGGAGCGAAACAGAGTGCTCGGCTATTCTATTCTGCCGCCTAATTCTAAAGTATATCTCGGGAATGGCGACTACTATTTCCAGATTTATACCGATGATGGAGCGAAAAACCTCAGTCGTGAAGAGGTCATGTCGCTCCGGTTCTCGAGGTCTCCTAAAAACTTGCAAAGAGGCATCTCGCCGGCTACGGCGGTGAGGGCTTGGGCGCAGGCTGAGGATGTTTTAGCTCAGTACGAGCGGGCTTATATAGAGAATGGTGCTATACCGGCGTCTATTACGTTTATTCGGGCATCGAGCTTTGACAAGTTCAATTCGGTGCGAAAAGAGATGGAGGGCAATCTCAAGGGAGCGTCTAATCACGGCAAGACCGTTTACGTGTGGAGACAATTCAACAATGATACGGGCGAGAGCTTGGATCAGGTCGAAGTTAAGACTATTCAAGGCAATAACAGCACGCTCGCTATCAAAGAGCTGACTGATATTATCAACGACCATCTTAACAAGGCCTATGGTGTTTCTAACTTTATTCTTGGCGATGATTCGAGTGCTAAGTACGACAATGCCGAGCTTAGCGACTATCAGTTTATCAAGCGCCGTGTGTTCCCTGCTCTTATGGCATTTTGGGATCAGTTCCAGTTTGAGCTTGATCGGGTGACTGGCGGGCTGGGTTATGCTATTCAGTTTGAGCTAGAGTTGCCGGATCTCACGGAACGCCAAAAGGTACGGGCAGAAATCGCTCGTATGAGGGCTGAAACGTTGCGGGGGCTTATCGATGCCGGTGCTGGTGCTAAAGACGCCGTCAAAGCGCTTAATTTGGGCGATGAATGGCTAAATGTTGCGAGGGGGATTCAAAATCGTGTGCTGACTGGAACGATTATAGACAAACAAACATCAGATCAAAACGAAAAACACGCCTACTATAAACCTCTACAAAATATTCAGGAGCATTCTAGTTGCTCTTGTCAAGCACACTCGCTAAAACTTAATTCCACAGCTCCAGTCAGCACCGTGGATGAGTTGCCGCCTATGACGGAAGATGAGCGCAAAATCTATGATGCTCTTGTGGCGATGGCGGAGCGGATATTCGCTAGCTCGCCAGATATTAAGGAAGAGGAAGTTATTGATGAAATTATTGAAACGCTGGACAATGAGGCTAAGATTGGCGGCTCGGCTGGTGCGGACGAAATTATAAAGCTACTTAAAAACGAAGATGTTGCGGCCGAGATTAAGGCTGATTTGGCTAATATGGACTTGTCTAATTCTCTTAGAGAGCGGATTAGCGGCCGGACAAGGGAGTTAGTCACCGAATATGGCAAGAATACTAAGGACTTGCTTGACGAGACGTTAAAAAACTCTAAAGGGTTGAGCGCCGCCGAAATCCGAAAAGAGCTTAGAGCCATCTTGCCTACTTATCAAGCCGAGAGGATCGCTCGGACTGAGACCGTTTATGCGTATAAGAGTGGTCGGCTCGACGAAGATGAGCAAATCGCTGACAAATATGGCTTAACTATTAAATTAAAGTGGCATGCTAGGCATGACAATCAAACATGTAACGTCTGCGCTGCTATGGATGGTGTAGAGACTACTATTGGTGTGCCTTTTACAGACCATCGTGATATACCAGTGGGGACTACTTTAGTGAATGGCTATACCATCGAGAGCAAACCGCTTGAGGTGTCTTGGGTGCAATCACACTGGAACGATGATGGCACTATACCGGCACCGCACCCGAATTGCCGTTGCTACTTTAATGAAATCGTGGAGGCTGAGTGATGGGCGCTATTCGGATCATCTGCCCTAAGTGTAAAAGAATCCTCGGTGATACGGACAAGTCTATCGACTGCCGGTTAAATTGCCGGGGGTGTAAAAGCACGGTTGATATTAAGATCGAAATTGCCAGTTTTGCTGATTATATTAAAACTAATGCCAAAAAGGAGGCAAAATGAAAAAACAGCAAATTAAAAAGCTGGTTGTCGTGATTATTCTGTTAGCGGCCGCCGGCATTATTGGGGGGACTATTAAAATTAACTACGACCAGCAAGGGTTTACGGCCGATATTATCTACTCTGCTGAGCAAGAGCCGGCTTTTATTATCGATGACAAAGGCGAAGTGGTGGAAACTACTGAGTTTGATGGTGAGAATATACCTACTATCGACGAAGTGGATGGCGGTTTGTTTGAAGATGAGACCAGCGGTGTCTCTGTAGTCGAGGGCGATTATGACGATCTGGGCTGGAGCGAAACTTATAACGTCTCAAGTCCGGAAGCTTTTAAAAATGATACTTTTGGCAAGTGTATACGAGCTAATAACAAGTGGGGCGCACAATGTGTTAGTCTCGCTCGTGTGTTCTGGTGGAGCTACGCTAATCGTGACGTATCTACTTGTGGTACTGGCATGGCTAAGGGGATGATGAATTGTGCCGAGCAGAACGCTGGCAATGATTTTGTTGTTTACTGGGCTGATAGCAAGGGCAAGATTCAAGCTGGTGACTGGCTAGTGTTCGATGGTGGGCAATATGGTCATGTGGGCATGGCGCTCGGGCCGGTTATCAATGGCTATGTGGCTTTACTTGGTGAAAATCAAGGCGGAAGAGCTTGCGAGGGTGGCGGAGCTGCTACCAACATTATTAACATCAATATTAACAACCTGATCGGGTTCTACCGGCCTAAGGCTTATATCAAACCAGAGCCAAAGCCGACGCCTACTCCTACTCCTGCACCTGCGCCAGTTGAGGACAAATGTTCAAAAAGAACGGTAGTCAAGGGGGATACTCTCGGCAAGATTATGAAAGAGTGCCGTGGCAAAATTACTTGGGGCAAGGCAATGAACGAATATGCGCAAGGCTGGTATTCATTGAAGTTTAAAAAATACTTAACTGTTTATGATGGCTGGAATTCAAAAAACGGGGTTGGGCTGTTCGCTGGAGACGTTATTGAATATCGAGGGGATAAGTAATGGACGAAACTGTCGTTGTGGCTTTAATAACGGGCGTTCTAGCGGTTGTAGGCTCGTATGCGGGTAATGTTGCTATTTCTCACAAAAAGTCTCAGCAAGACGCTTTAAAAGACGTTGAACGTGAAACTCGGCAGGCGGTTAAACTCGAAGCTATTGAAAAGAAGCTCGATACCCATAACAAATATGCGGAGAAATTAAACCAGCTAAGTCAAGACGTAGCTGTGGTTAGGAATGAAATAGAAATGTTAAGAAAGGAAATCGAAAAATGACAAATCCAAATGATGCAGTTGGCACGAATGGTGCGTTCGGTGGACGGACTTCGGTCAATGCTTTTAATGATGGGATCGCCGCTTATTCTAGGGGCGTTCTGAGCGGCTGGGCTTGCGAGCCTAGCACTGGCATGAAAGTTACTATTGGTGGCGATGGATCTACTCGAGACGTGGCTATCGCTGAGGATAATGTCGGAAACAAAACTACTATCGATAATATTGGCGGATCGCCTATCGAGCTGACTATTAGTGCTGCTCCGGCTACTAATTCGAGGATCGACGCTATTGTAGCGTATGTGGATAATCCACCTCAGGGTGACAGCACGGAAGTAGATAACTTCTCGGCTTGTGGTCTTATTGTGGTTGATGGCACGGCCGCCTCTACTCCTACGGCACCAGATGATACAGCTATTAGAACAGCTATTACGGCAGACGGAGCTAGTGGTGTTACGGCTTACTATGCGGTGCTGGCTTATATCACTGTGGCTAATGGAACCACTGATATTGACGCCAGCATGATTCAAAGTGGATCAAAGGCTGGAGCGGTTGGCATTGGTTACAATCAAGTAACATTAACTGGCAACCGTGCTAATAACTCCGGATCGTTTCAGGATTTAAGCGGGACTTATACGTTGCCGGCTGACGGTCTTTACTATATTACTTCGAGCATTGGCGCTGGGAACGCTGGAGCGACCAAATATATTTTAGGTGTAAAGATATTATGTGGGGCTTCTGAAGTTTCGCCAACATTTTACGCCGATTCTACTCCTAACTATGCTGGTAACAACCTAGGGCATATTGCTATTAGCACCGCCTTTTATGCCACCAAAGGTTCTGTGATCAAGTTTCAAACTAAGATCGATAACTGGACCGGCTCAAGCGATCATGCTACTAGAATACAACGGCTGTTTTGACTTTTGTCTCGGTCGGGTGTATAATGTAGGTATTGAACCTAGAGCTTTTACCGTCTCACTCTTTTGTGGGGCGGTTCGCTTTATGTGAGGCCTCGTGAAGTAAACTAATAATTTTGGAGGTTTTATGGTGCGAAGTGATGGCTTTTGGGTTGCCAGCAGTCGGCTCGACTATGCTCGAGTTGAGGGGGACTTCTTCTTATGGATTTGGTACTCTGTACTTAAGGACTATGCGAAGAGGTTTAAAAAAGATCGGTTTGGGTTTACGAGGGTGGATTCTCAGGTGTTCGAAGAGGACTATAATCTAGATAGGCGCAAGGTTTGGCGGTATAATAGGAAGTTAGAGGACAAGGGATTGTTAGTTATCGATCGGGTAAAACGTGGTGGCCGGACTTGGCTTGGTTTTAAGTTAGTTTAAGACTGTTGTAAAAAATACTACAAAAATAACGGAGGTATGTTAAATCACCTCTGTTTTTTTATCAAATTCATGCGTCAATAGCTAGCTTGTGGAAAACCTGTGGAAAACTTGTGGAAAAGTATGCCAAAACCTGTGGAAAAGTCGGTGGAAAACTCAATTTGATGTTCCATTTCGTGACTTTTTTTAACAGGGAGGACGTTCCCAAAATGGAACACCTATAAACCAATAAGAAATACCAGTAGTAGTAGGCTCGGCCAAAAAATCTTTTTTTAATTTTAAAGCACGGGCGCACTCGGCTCCTTGCTATGATGGAGCCGGAGCCGGTGCGCCCTTTAAGTAAAAGAAAGGCGAAAATGAAAAAATTAGAGCAACAATTCAACGAATATCTCGGCTATTGTGAGCGAGTACAGCTCCAATGCTCCAGCACGTTGCAAAACAAAAGGTGGGGAGTGGATGACTTTTTAAGCTCAGCAAGGGAGCTAGAATGTATCGAGGATTTAACGAACCAAGTTGTCGAGCAGTGGATCAAGGAACAAAACCAGAGAGGTTGTAGTGGCAGGACGATCAACAACCGGCTCAAAGTGCTTAAAACGGCTCTTATGTTCTTTCATGGCGAGGGGATCGCTACGCCAGCTTTTAATCCTATGATGGTGCCGAAAATTCGAGAGCTACCGCCTCGGCATAAGTTCTACACGGAAGAGCAAATCAAAGAGGTATTGGCGCTCGCTAAGCCGTTCGAGTGGCTTGTTATCAGTCTTACGTATGACTGTGGTTTTAGAATCTCGGAGCTGAGGAATCTGCGTCTTTGTAATATCGATGGCCAGATGATCACTTTTATCGGCAAAGGGTTAAAGAAGCGAGAGGTGTATATCTCGCTTGAAACGAAAAAGAAGCTCGACGCCTATATCGAGTTCAACCATATCACCGATTATCTGTGGATCGGCGAGCGAGGCAATGCTGAGCGGAAGCCTATCACGGTAGAGGGGATCCGGCAAAGAATGACTAAAGCGTTTGAACGAGCCGGCTATTACGGGTTTTACCCTCATGCTCTGCGCCATTCGTTCGCTACTAATCTGTGTAGCTCCGGCGCTCCGCTGGTTGTTACTCAAAAAATGTTAGGGCATCAAAATATCGAAACTACCGAGCGTTATGTGCATTCGTTTGATGGTCATTTAAAGGAGTATTTCAACCGGTATAAATTTCAAGTTATATAAGAGAATAACAGGGGTAGGTTGTGGAAAAGTGGGCTAATTTTGGTGTTGCTTTTTTATCGCAGTTGTGGTAAAATAGGGGTAGTTGGAAATGAAAATCCAAAAACTTTAAAAAGATGGAAGAATTGTCAAGAAATGTTTACCTGTGAAACATTTAGTCAAGTTCACTCTTAGGGGAGACAAAAACAATTCTTGTGCGATGTGAGGCCGGAAGTTCTAGGTTCAAGGCTTGTTGCCTCACACGCATTTTAAGCTGGCAGAAACTACACCGCCTAGGAGATTTAAAAGGGGTGAGAAACGGAAGCCAGCGGGTGTAAATCAAAGTTAATGCCGTAAGGCGAAAGGAGTAAAAAATGCAAAGAGTTAAAAAGTTCATCGGGGGGGCGTTAGCGATCATCGCTATCGTGATCTTTTGTATCGAGGGTGGTATTGAAATCCTACCCTTGCAAGTAGTAGGAGTTATGGCGCTAAGTTTTGGGATGGCCATTCTTATGAGGGAGGAAAAAGAAAATGGACGAAGATAGTGCGAGATTTGTGGCAATGCAGGAAGATTTTGACCGGCAAATGGATGAAGCTCGTGAAGAAGCTATGGAAAAAGAGGACGAGCGCCACAGCAACAAAGCCGATATTCTAGAGAAATTTTAAAGGAAAAGGAGTAAAGAAATGCGAATCAAAGTTAATCAAGCGAAAAGCGACGAAAACGAAATGGAAGTTTTTGTAAAGTTCTTTAACACTGGCCGTGAGTTAGCTCTTAAGGCTTGGGGGGACAAGTAAAATGGCTAAAACTAACGAGATCGCTACTAAGACCGAGCAGGTGGAGCTTAGCAGTCCGAGCGACATCATGGCGTTTGCTACGAATCTTAAAGACTTGATCATTCAGAATAAACTGTTTACGAATATCAAGGGTAAAAACTATGTAAACGTTGAGGGCTGGCAGATCGCCGGAGCGTTCACAGGAACGTTCCCTATCGTGGAAAAGGTTGAGGATCTGAGCGATGGTGTGAAGATCAAATATCGGGCGGAAGTCTCACTCGTAGACAAAGATGGAAATAAGGTCGGCTATGGTGTGGCTATCTGCTCAAATAAGGAAGCTGGTAAAGAACGGTTCGATGAGTATGCTGTGGCCAGTATGGCTCAAACTCGTGCAGTGGGCAAGGCTTATCGTATGAAGATCGGTTGGCTGCTTAAGGTCGCTGGTTATGAGACTACACCGGCCGAGGAAATGGATACAGTGGAGGCTCAAGTGGTTGACGAAGAGCGAAGCGAGATCGCTGTGGCTAAAAGGAAGTTGGCCGAGGCTAAGAGCCTGTCTGAGCTCAAAAAAGCCTATATTCTGATCGGTGAGATTCGTGATGATCCGGCGGTGGTTGAGTTTAAGAACATGATGAAGTTGCGCTTTAAAGATGAGGGGGCCGAAAGTGAGTAGAATTAAAAGTTACATTTTAGATCGGTACGGTGAGGACGGGTTCGAGGTGGTCGACGAGCTCAATCAGGTGGAGATTGGAGATGGAAGAACGTTTTAAGAATCTGACTGTAGGCGAGGCGCTGGCGCTAAATGAAGCGGCCAAAAGAACCTGCGAGTTCGAGATCACAACAGAAACTGGGGGAGACTAGGAGGTGTAGAGGTGGGTAAGTTTAGGGCGGAAGCAGTCATAGTCAAGCACGTTAACAATATTGAGATAGTGTTCTACAACAAGGAAACTATCTATGTGAAAAATGGTGACCGGTGGGTTATATTCCATCGCTGGTTTGCGCCTAAGGGTTCGTATAAGGACTGGGAGATATTCAAGCACTTATTGCTATCGAGCAAGCACGCTGATCTGACGTACTGTTACGAGAAAGCTTTGTGTTATGAAATATCATCCCAGTTGGCGAGCCGGCCACCAGATTTGTCAAAAGTTAAGATTGACGAGCGAGGTAAAAATGACTCAATGTTCAAGAGGTGAGGAATACCGGATTATCGACTATGGTGGACGGTGGTTCCTCGAAAGGCTCAGGAGTATAGGTGTGTGGGAGATTCTGGGCGAGTTTAAAAGTAAAAAGCAAGCTGAGAGAGCTTTAGAAAAAATTGGAGGATTAAAACATGGAGATCAATAGTAGGGGGCTTAGGATGAAGATATTATCTACCGTCCAGCGTTGTCCGAGGGCGGCTAATAATGACAAACTCCTTATAGCTGAAATATGGACAGATGAGGGCTGGGACGTGTATAGCAGTGTTTATCAAAATCTGTTAAAAGTCTCTAGTCCGGAAAGTATCAGGAGAACGAGACAGAAGCTGGCGGAAGAGGGGCTGTTGAAGCCGTCCGAGGAAGCCACAGAAAGGCGCTATCAAGAGTTTAAGAAAGTGAGGATGGCTATATGAGGTTTAGGAAAAAGCGCCATGATAGCATTTTGGATCCGTCTGAGCGCACGTTTAATGCCATGATGGAGCTGGTTAAGGATCTATCGCTTAAAGACTATCGGAAGTTAAAAAAAGCTATGGATTCAGGCTATGAGGCTTATCAAATTGTGAGGGGGTTGGAAACCGATGAGGTGGATGACGCCGAATATCAAATAAGTAAAGAAAAGGAGGTAAAGTAAAATGTCAGGCACACTCGAGGGTGGTAAAAAGGCCGCTGAAACAAACATATTACGTCATGGCGAGGGGTTTTATGCTCGTATCGGTAAAAAGGGCGGACAAGCTGGTCATACTGGTGGGTTTTGCTCAGACAAGGTTGGCAAAGATGGACTCACGGGTTTTGAGAGGGCCAGAATCGCTGGTAAAAAGGGCGGGACTATCTCACGGAGAGGACCGGCAAAATGAGCTTTATCAAGAAGCTAAACTCATGGTCTAGAGAAGAGATAGAAGAGTCTGTCAAACGAGATAGGGAGACTAAAAACCGGTACTTCAGAAAGCGTTATAAAAAAATGAAAGAGTTGAAAGAGCAAGGTTTAGGAGGCACAGAATGACTGAGGCTGAATTGCAAACTCAAGTGGCAGACTATCTCCGGTTGCAGTTTCCTGAGGTTTTGTTCCATAGCGACTTTGGGAGTGGTGTGAAACTCACTCCTAGACAAGCTATTCGGCAGAAGCGCCAAAATGGTGGGATAAGAGCATGGCCAGACCTTTTTCTGGCTGAGCCTATGCCGAGATGCGTAGATGGTAGCTGGGGTCACGATTATAAAGGGCTATTTATCGAGCTGAAAAAAGACGGCACAAGGCTTATGAAGAGGGACGGCTCGTGGGCTACGGATCATATCGCTGAACAGGCGGAAATACTGGATCGGCTAGAGTTTAGAGGGTATAGAGCTACGTTCGCTGTAGGGTTCGAGCAAGCGAAAAAAATCATTGACGATTATCTTAAGTTTGCACGCTGACTGGAAATAAAACTTTAATAAGGTAAAGGATTATTATGGCAAGTATCAAAGATTTAAAGTTTGACGATAAGAATTTCAACCAGCACACTAAAGATGGCATGGCGTTACTCGAAAAGAGTTTGCAAGAGCTGGGCGCTGGCCGGTCTATTCTAGTGGACAAAGATAACAACATTATCGCTGGCAATGGTATCGTGGAGGCGGCCGGACAAGCTGGTCTCGAAAAGGTGAAAATCGTAGAAACCACTGGCGATGAGATTGTAGCGGTTAAGCGGACTGATATGTCGCTCGATTCTAAAGAGGGACGGGAGATGGCGCTGGCTGATAATGCTACGGCGGCGGCGGATCTAGAGTGGGATTATGACAGATTATTAGATGAGTTCGATCCAAAAGAGATAAAAGACTGGGGATTAGACAATATTAAGACTGGTTTAAAAGATGAAAAAGAAATTGAAAATCGAGAGCCATCTATAACAACATCGTTCATCACTTTTGATTATTCTGATGAAATTGAGCTTAAAATATCGAACGAGACGGCAGAAAAGTTAATGAGCGAGATGATCAAGTATCGTGAAGAGAATGGCAATTATGATGGCTTTTGGGATAAGAGGTTAAAATGAGCAAATTAGTGTGCTGGGCGTTGTTTGATTCAGAGACTGGCGATTATATGTCTACGGTTCATCATTACTTTGAGGACAAAATTGATGTTTATGGCGTGGGCATAAGCCATTATGGGAAAAATACTGATCATTATGTCAATTTCAACCTAGCTGATTTTTCTGAGTTATTTGGTGCTCCTAGTCTTGCTCAAAAGTTGTTAAAAGTCTTGCCAAAACCTAATATCATCGTGGCCAGTCCTCCATGTGAATCTTGGTCTCATATGACTTCGATAAATAACGGGAATATTCATTGGAAAAGATATGCGTCGAAGCTATTCCCAGAGAACAAGATTTTTCAATTGCAAGACGTAGATGTCCAGAGTAGTTTTATCAAAGCCAACGATATAAAGACATTTTTTACTAGAGTGAACGGCGAATTATGCCACCAAAATACTTGGGACATTATAAAAAAGACTAAACCTGAAGTGTTTATGGTGGAGAATCCAGATAACTACTCTTGGGAGTATATTCCTAAATACGTGGTGGGGGGGGTGCCGCACTTCTATATGAACAAATTGGTTTATTCGGCATACGAGCCAAAACGGTTCTCACCGAAACGAGAAATTTTTGGATCGAATATAAAACTAAAGCTAAGAGATTTTGCCATAGAGAAGAATGGGAATTCGATCAAGGGTGGAGAGGACAAAAATGGTTTTATCTCGAAAGACTATGGAACACGATCGAAAATACCAGAGCTAGCATTGAAAGACTTCTTCGAGCAAGCCATCCAGTATATAGAGGGGGCGAAATGACAGAACAAGAAGTGCTAGTTGAAATTAAAACGACTAAAAGTGCTAAGAGAAAAGCTGATCTCTGGAGATGTATAAAAAAAATTAGGAGGCAAAATGGCGAATGAGGGAAATTTAAAGCCTTTTACTAGTGAACAAAGCCACGAAAAAGCCGTGGAGAACGGCAGAAAGGGTGGCATCGCTAGTGGGATAGCAAAAAGGCAGTATGCGACATGGAAAGAAATATTAGAGATGTTAGGGGAGAAAAAGGCGAAGTCTAAGAAGATTAGGGAGTTAATGACAGAGCTAAAAATCCCAGATGATGAGCAAACTAGTGATGTCGCTAAAATGTTCAATTTAGATTTACGATCACAAAGCGGCGATCCTAAAGCACTAGAGACTGAGGCTAAAATTAGAGGGCAATTCGCTCCTATTCAGAATGTTAACGAGAATCATAATATCGAATATAAACCACTAATCGACTTGACGAAAAGGAAAAAGAATGGCGAAAAATGAAACCGACTTTACATTAAATGGCTATACGGCTCAGGTCTATGATGGCAAGCTCCGTGTGCTGGAAAACGGTTGCTATATTGCCTCGTTTGATCAAGACGCTACAGACGCTATTCGGTTGGCGCTAACTCTAGAGGGTAAGGACTGCGGTCTATGATTCTTAGCGTCATTGTACCAGTCTATAACAAACTCCCTTATCTAGAGCGGTGTTTTAATTCTCTTGTAGACCATGAAGCGCAAATTATCATTGTGGATGATGGCTCTACGGATGGATCGAGTGAGGTCTGTGACGAGTATGGTGACGAATACGGCTGGGAAGTCTATCATCTCAAGCATGGCGGTGTGAGCAAGGCTCGGAATCTAGGACTAAGCAAAGCTAAGGGTGATTATATCACGTTCCTAGACGCTGACGACTGTTATACTGAGGACGCTATTGAAGTGATGAATAAAATTGCTCGGCATGGCTTTAATATCTATCAGTTTAATCATTTTAGGCACCACGAAACCGGAACGGTGTCAGATTACATTATTAAAGGCCACAAAGACTTGAACCATATACCTCGCCGATGGCCAATGGTGTGGAATAAAATGTATAAAAGAAGCTTTTTGAAAAACCATCGGATTCAGTTTAAGCCTGGTGTGCAATTCGGTGAGGACGAGTTATTTAGCGCTCGCTGTATACTCGCTAATGGCGGTTTGTATCAAGCACCTCAAACGCTTATCGAACACTATTTTGATGATAAAAAGTCGCTATGTAGGGGCGAGCTCAGTCTAGCTAGGCTCGAAAATCTTTTAAAAGAGATGGAGTCTCTAGCAAAGAAACAAAAGGATCCAGTTAAGGCTGAATGGTTAAGAAAGAAAATCGCTGTTCACGAACACTCCGCTCTATACCGGCAGTTTGGGTATAAAAAAAACAACGACGGGAAGTATGACGTAGTTTACGTTGTCAAAAACGCTATGTATGACGAAGAACTACGCTATTCTTTGCGCTCGCTTGAAGAGAATTGGCAGTATCGTGACGTGTGGTTCTATGGGGGGAAGCCTAAGGGGCTGAGGCCGGATCACCACGTTAAAATAAACCAAAACCAGCCGAGGAAGTGGGAGAATGTACGGGCCATGTTGAGAGAGGCCTGTAATAATCCCGAATTATCGGACGATTTTTGGCTGTTCAATGACGACTTCTTTGTGCTGAAGCCTCAGAGCGAAGATATGCCGGCATTCTATACTGGAGAGCTTAAAGACCGTATAGCTAAAGTAAAAAAGAAGCACGGGGGTGAGCACACCGAGTGGACGAGGAATCTGGAACATCTTATCGGTACGCTTGAGGGGGCTGGCAAAGGGACGCTTGATTATGCGCTCCATCTACCTATGAAGTATAACAAGAAGAAGCTGGCGGAAGTGCTGGATCTGTTCCCTGACGAACCTATGGTGCGGGCTCTCTATGGCAATTATTGGCAAGTGGGCGGAGTGGTAAAAAGTGATGTTAAAATCGCTATACAAAACAGCTCCAAAATACAAGAGATCGCTACAAAGTGGCCGTTCGTGTCTACCTCTGATGAGAGCTTTGAAAGCGGTAATATCGGGGTGTGGATCCGGAGTCGGTTTGATAAGCCGTCTCGGTTTGAGGTGTAGGCTATGGCTATCACTACGGCACTGAGGAAAATCGAGGCCACGCTTTACGAGCCTACGTTCTATAAGGTCATTCAGGGTGGTATGAGCGCTGGCAAAACGTTCGCCATTATCACTCTTTTAGTCGGCTATTGTGGGAGCTATGAAGATTCGCTTGTCACGGTCGTGGGGTTGTCGTACCCTCATCTCGAGGCCGGCTCTATTCGGGACTTCGTTAAAATTATGAAAGAGGTGGGGCGCTGGGATGAAAACGCCTGGAATAAGTCCGCCAAAACGTATTCGTTCCCTAACGGCTCGGTGCTGGAGTTTAAGTCTATCGACCGCATGAGCGCTCGTGGGCCGAGGCGGGACGTTCTATTCGTTAATGAGGCGAATGGTATTAGTTGGGATACGTTCCAGGAGCTGGCGGGGCGGACCAAAGACTTTACTATCATCGATTTTAATCCGTCTGCAAAATTTTGGGCTCACGAGAGGCTCGTAGAGGGGCTTAAAGACGATACAACCTATATCACACTCACCTACAAAGACAACGAGGCTCTGAGCGCCCGTGAGGTGGCAAATATCGAAAGTCACATGCCAAAGCCTGGTAAAAAGCCGTCTAATTGGTGGGTTGTCTATGGTTTAGGCGAAATCGGGACGCTCGAGGGCAATATTTACTCAGGTTGGGAGCCGTGGAGTGGTGAGCAAATTCGGCAGAGTGGCAAGCTGGTGCGCTATGGCTTAGACTTTGGCTTTAGTAATGACGAGACGGCGCTGGTGGCGGTGTATGAAATGGAAAATGGCAAGCTGGGGCTTATTGAAAAAATCTACCAAAAGGGCCTGCTCGGTTCCCAGTATGGTAGCGCTCTGAGACGGGTAGAGGTTGATCCTAGTGTGCTTATTGTGGCTGATTCGGCAAGGCCGGAGATTATAGCGGAGATTCAAAAAGAGGGGTTTAGGATAATCCCTTGTGATAAAGGTCCGGGCTCAATAGTTAAAGGCATCGACTATGTGAGCCAACGGCAGATTGTATATTCTGGCGATAATCTCAAACGAGAATATTTGAGTTATGCATGGCGGAAAAGAAAAGACGGTACGCAATTGGATGAGCCTATCGACGCATTCAATCACGCCTTAGACGCCGTTAGATATGCCGTTTCAGATTTACATCGACAGCGATTTGACTTTTAGACCATTGTTTGATACAATGAGGTATGTGAAAGTAGAAATTGTCAACAGTACGAAACAAAGATTTAACGGTAGAAACTATTGGCTAGATAGAGCATCGGGATATTATAGAAACTCATGTGTTAGACCACATTCGCTTCATAGACAAGTTTGGATTTATCATAATGGTGCTATTCCTGCTGGGATGACTATCGATCATATAGATAGGGACAAAAATAATAATCAAATAAACAATCTAAGGTTAGCTACCTATTCCGAAAATAATAAGAATGTGTCAACAGAAACAACGATAAAAAGGGTGGAGCATATTCGCAGGTTAGGCGAACTAGCGAAAGCATGGCATAAATCCGAAGAAGGCCGTGAATGGCATAGAAAACATGGGATAGAGGCTTATGCAAAAAGAAAACCGGAGATAAAGGAGTGTGCGTATTGTGGAAAAAAATTTGAAACGCTGGCTTGTCGCCAATCTGCTAGATTCTGTGGACAAAATTGTAAAATGAAGGCAAGAAGGAGAAGACTGAAAGGTTTGCCAGAGAATGCTCCGCTTTGCTAATCGCTGTTCGCTATGCGGTGGATGATCTGAGCCGGCAGAGGTTTGACTTCTGATTGTATTGGCCGATATAGTTTAAGTGACGTCACATCCTGGCTAGATGATGACGCTTGCTCATTCTCTCATCTCTTTTCCTATATAGGAGGTGATCCATTTCTCATTAACCCCGTGTTGCTACGGGGTTTTTGCTTTACGCTTGACTGGGCACGAAATTTTAATAGTGGCATGAAGTATTTTGAAGCGCAAGCCGTCCTTACTCAAGACAAAAAGACCGAAAACGAGCGCCGGTTCCGCAATATATTGGCGAATTCCGGCAAGGAAATGGAAAGCGGTGAAGTCCGTGACCTTAACAGTCTTTATGTTATGTCACGAAAAGGGACGTTAATCAAGATTACAGATTTAAACACCAACCCGGACAAACAGACTGAGAAGTATTCTGTGAAGTTTGTGGCGAATCACGGTCATAACGATATTGCTACTGGCGAACGTGAAGTCGGGATCGAAGATATTATTGGCGACGCTAAGGTTTGGATGGAAGCGGATGGGCTTCATGCAAGAGTGTATTTCGCTAATGATGATCCTAAGGCTGACCATGCCTATGCCATATCAGATAACGCTAGCTACTCTATCGGCACAGAGTGGTTCGAGGATGGGTATTACGGTGCTGGGCAAGAAATTGACGGTTTTGTTGGGATTCTGCGGGAGATCTCAATGGTTGATGTCGGTAACGATCCCCGTGCTTATACTTTAGACCATAAACCTACAGAGGCAGAGGCTCAAGGGAGCGCCGAAGAGGCTGATGGTAAAGAAATATCAAATGTTAAAGAGGAAAATGAAATGCCTAAAATTGAAAAAGACGAGTTGACTCCAGATGAAAACAAAGCGCTCAAAAACGCTCTATCTGAATTAGTCGACAATTTCACCACCGACGTTCCTGAGGGCGAAACTGAGCCTACTGCTCGTGAAGCTAAGGACGAAGAGGGTGAAGCTCCTGCTGAAGCACCGGCAGAAGAGAAAAAAGACGTGCTTAGAAGCCCTGTTGTGATCATTCGTGACAAGGCTGTCAAACAAGAAAAAGCTGTTGCCAAAGCTGACTGGTTACACAGTGAAGCTGGGCACGTTGCTTTTGCTGACACCTTGAAAAAAGCTGGCCGCTTGGGCGCTACCTTTGACGCTATGTGGCGTGCTGAAGCTAGCAAACACATGAATCTTGATGGTGTGAGTGGTTTGCCTAATCCTGCACCGGTGGAACAATATTTCATCAATGCTATTGAAAAAGGTGACGGGATCATCAATCATTTCCAATTCATCAATGCAAAGAGCTTTAGAGTACATCTACTTACTAGCTCTGATCGTGCTGCTGGCCACAAAAAAGGTGATACCAAAGCCAACCAAAGTGTTACTGACACCACTCGTGACCTATTAGTCAAAATGGTTTACAAGAAACTCGATCTCGACGCTACTGAGCTTTATGAAAATCCATGGTTGATCGACTTCCGTTCGCAAGAATTAGTCAATGCAATCATCTCAGAAATTGAACGAGCTGCTATCGTTGGTGACGGCCGCACTGCTCCATCTGGTGATGGTGCTGACTATCGTATGTTCGATGGAACCCGTGGGTTCTACTCTGTGCTTGCTGATGCTACTGCGGTATCTGGTATCGGAACCAACCTTGCATCATCTTACACTGGTGGTGAAAACCTGTACGACGGTGTTGTTGGTGCTCGTGGAAGCATTAAGACTGAGGGTGCGCAAATTCTTATTGCTAAGAGTTCTGCTATCACTTCTCTGTTGCAAGCTAAGTCGCACGGTGCTTACTTGGTAGCTCCTGGAGCTAGCATTGAAAACATCCTCGGTGTACAAAGAGTTTACACCCCAACCTGGATGGATTCTCAAGACGTTGACGCTATCTTACTTGTAAACAATGCTTACAAACACGGTGGTGAAAACGGCATCCGTGTACGGACTGACTTTGATACCACTAAGAACACTGACATCTTACTTGATGAGACCCCACGGTTCGGTTCTCTTGGTGAGTACAAGTCTGCTGTGGCTATCACTGTTAGTGGCGAAAGCGAATCTTAATTTAGGAGGCTAAGGAAAATGACGCAAGACCAGTACACACTATACACAGGACAGGCTATCAGTTACTCGGCTGAGGACTGGAGCGCAATTGTGGCAGTTGCAGAAATGCGCCTTGCGTCTTTTCTGTGCCTTGATCTGTTCCCCACTTTAGACTCTAACAATAAAGATTTAGCTATGCTACTTGCTAACTTTATTGCCGCTGTGCTGAAGTTCGAGGGGAACGGGGACGCTGTAGAAAGTAAAAGCGTCCGCAATTTTACAATCAATTTTAAGTCTGGTAGTGCCGCCGACGCTTTCTCTCAAATCGCTATGCAGTATGCTGATATTATCGACAAATATAGCGAGTGCGATCTCGGTGTGAAAGTCGAGCGGTCTAGGAGATGTTGCTGTGGCTATTACAATGGACGTATTTAGCGCTTTTCCCGGTGCGGTAGTGACTGGAGTTTATTCCGTTGGAAGTTACCAGCAAGGGACAGTGGAGGGTGATATTTACAAGAAAATTGCCGATATTGACGTGATTGTCGATGAGGGCAATAGCACTAGAGTAAATTATGCACCGAACGAAGAGCCGCTAATTGCTGATCTGTTGTTATATGTCAAGCCGAGCCAGTTGCCTACTACTAATAGTCGGGCGCTCTGTGCCGGTTATATGGTACATGATAAGGTCAATGATGATTACTTCGCTATTACCAAGGCTGATATTGGCAAGAATCAGGAAAATGGCCAGATCGAGCACGTTGAGCTATATCTCAGGCAAACTGATATTGTTTTAGACGAGGAATCGGAGTCATGAGACACGGTGCGACTGTGGTCTTTAGATGGAACACGGCCGAGCTGTCTAAAATCGAAAACAATGGCAGTCAGGGGCTGGTGCGGATGGGGTTTGATATAGCAAACCGAGCTCGTGATATTGCACCGTATAGGACTGGGGCGCTGTCTAACTCTATTAGAGTGGAAAACAATGGCGACTTTGTCGAGGTCATTGCTGGTGGCAAGTCAGGCAACCGGAATGTGCCTTATGCAGCTATACAAGAGTTTGGCGGCTATGCTGGCCGGAATCATTCGGTTCGGATCACTGGCAAGCACTATATGGAAAGAGCAAAAGACGCTGTCATGAGCGGTAACTACCTACAAAAATACTTTGGAGACATTCTATGATCACACTAGCTTTGTTAAAACAGATTGGTTTAGATGGTGTAGCTGGGCTCACTATCGACAAAAACCTGTTCTGGGAAGAGCTACCGCTACAAAAAGACGGCAAGCCGGCTAGTGGGGTGTGGATCGTTACTCGTGGGGGCAATGCTGGCGACGCTAAGGGCCATAATTTTAAGAGTACGGTTGACTTCTATGTCGCTCTAGCTAGCAAGCCGAAAACTGAGGCTATACATCAAAAAATCTTAGATTGGATCATTCAAAATAAGTGTTTTTGTGAGCTGAGTGGAACCGTCGGGGACACTACCTATGACTTTAAAAATGTGCGAATTAGGCCGATCACTACTCCGCAAAATTACGGAGCTACGGAGAACGGTCTTATTGTAAAAATTGCAAGCGCAGAGGTCATCTATGATCTCTAGTAATATTAACTTAATTGAAAGGAATTGAAATGGCAACAAAGACTGTTACACAATTACACCGTGTGAGCTTTAGTCGCTGGAACGGTTCGAGCTGGGATGTTGTCAACTTCGAGCCTGATGACTTGGGACAAGATACGCAAGCTACTATTAACATTGCGCCTCGCAAAACAAGCCGCAGCTCTAGTGTTGGTACAACTACTAAGCCTATTGCTGGAACGTTTGACGCTTTAGCTGGATCTGTGACTATCTTATTCGGCTACTATAAGGCTTTGGGCGAAGCTCTAGGAGTGTGGAACGCTGCTACCTATGCTAACGCTAACGCCAACGCCGGTAATATGGTCGGTGGTGATGGAAGCGAGCTATGCTCGGACGGTGTGCCTGTCCGTGTAGTGGTTCAGGGTATCTGCGATGATGGCTCTACCGCTGACATTGAGCTCACTCGCTGCTACCCGTCTCTTGATGATGATCTCGAGATCGGAGCGAGCGACACTACTGAAGTAACTGTTAACTTAAATCCTCAGATTTATAACGCTACTACTATGGCAAGCGATGGTTACCCAGCTTATACCTATAGGCTTGGTGACGCTAGCACGACCGAGAATAAGCGCTATAATGCTACCTCTGGGCAGTACGAAGCTGTGTCGGAAAGCGAAAGCTAATAGGAGCTTGGTAGAATGACGGCACCCGAATTAACGCTTAGGAACGTACAAGAAAAGGCTAAGAAGTCTGATCGTGTGGTTCGGGTGTCGGATTTTCTATCTAGTGAGCAGAAAAGGAATATTCAGACCGCAAGGGAGCAAGAGGAAGTCTCTCGAGTTAGGAAGTTTGACAAGGTGGACGCTTATACGGCGGAAATCTTGGCAAGATTTGGCTGGGACGCTTGGCAAGCATGGCAAAATGGCCAGATTGGGCAAGAAAAAATGCTCAGAATGGTGCTGGCGGAGCGAGCTAGAGAAAAGCAAGGTTTGCTTGGTCTCGAGGCGCTTATTTTAGCGGTGGGGGCTGGTGCTAATAATCCGAGTAAAAGTGGTCATATGCCAAAATCGCTCCACAATGCGATCAAGATACTTAAGAACGAACAAAAACAAGCGAAAGGGGTTATAAATGGCTAGTTCCGCAACGGTTGGCACGGCTGTAGTTAAGTTAGAGTTTGACGGCAAGAATGTCAAAGCCAGTCTTAAGGGTGTAGAGGGTGAGGCTCGAACGCACGGCACGAATGCCGGTACTACATTCGGTAATGCCCTCACGGTGGCCGCTGGTAATCTTATCGCTAAGGGTATGAGTACGGTGTTCCAGAAAATTTCCTCTGGGATGGACAATGCTATCAAACGTGTGGACACTTTAAATAATTCCGAAAAGGTGTTTACCGCTATGGGTTATGCGGCCGACGCTACTTCTAAATCTATGGATACGCTTACGAGCTACCTGGATGGGTTGCCGACTTCTATGACCACGGCGGTCAATGGTGTGCAGTCTTTGGCGGCCTCGTTTGGGGGGATCGAAAAAGGAACGCAGACGTTTATCGATATGAACAACGCTGGCCTAGCTTTTGGTGCTACTACCGAGCAAATAGAGAACGCTATCAACCAGCTTGGCCAGTTATCGCTTGACGGTCCTTTAGACGCTCAGACGTGGAATTCGCTCAGGAATAGTGGTTTCTCTCCAGTGTTTGCAGCGATGGCTAAAGAAGCCAAAATGACGGTTGGCGAGCTTAAGGAAGATTTTAGTGCCGATGGTACGAAAACGGTTGGGGACTTCTTGGACGCTCTGCACAAGCTCAGTACTGAGGGCGGGGCTGATATGGAGTCGCTCTCGGAGCTGGCAAGGAAAAATACCGAGGGCATCGGAACGGCGCTCGAAAATGTGCAAAACCGGATCGGCAAGGCTATTGCTAAGGTCATCGACCATATCGGGAGCGAAAAGATCGCTGGCATGATCAACGATATTTCGGCTAGCTTTATGCAGATGGCGGATGTCGTTATTGCTGTTATTGACTTTATTGCGGCGCACTGGGATATTATCTCCCCTATTCTTGCTACGCTCGGGACGGTGGCCGGCACTATTATCGCTATCAATGTAGCGCTCAAGGCTTATCATAAGATTCAGACGGCAGTTAATGGGGTGGCGCAAATATTCGGCAAAACTCTCGGCGGGGTGAGTTCCGGTATATCTAAGACGGCGGACGCTGTTAGCAAAAGTTCACTCGGAAGCGGGCTCAGCAAAATCGGTGATATGTTTAAAAAACTTGCTGAGGCTATCAAAAGCGCTGTAAAGGGCATTGGGCAGATTCTAAATGAGCTGGCTAATGCTATTATCGAACCTATCAAAACCGTGCTTAAGGGTGTAGGCGAGGCGATCGCTGGGTTCTTTAAGGCGATGGCTGATCCGCAAATCCTTATGGGAGCTGTTATGTTTGTTGCGGCGGCGGCTAGCATTGCGGCCGCTATATGGCTTATCGGAAGCGCTGTTGGAGCTATCATGCCGGTACTTCTCGATCTATTCAACAATATCATCATGCCTATTGCTCAGTTCATCGCTAGCACGGTGCTGTCACTTATCGACGCCGTTACGCAGGCCATTGTGGTGCTTACTAATAATGCCATTATACCGTTACAGCAATTGATGCTCGATACGTTTATCACAGTTCTACAGACGGTGTCGGAAGTGGTCACAAATCTCACTCAGGGCGCTATCATACCGCTTATAGACACGCTTAGCGGTGCTTTTGTGAATATAGTGCAGACTGTGGCAAATCTGCTTACTGGTGTGCTTAATGCGGCTCTGAGGGGCATTGCTGATATTACGGTGGCAGTCGGTGACGGGTTCGTGAAAATGGGCAATGCTATCAAAACTGCTCTCGAGGGTGTACGGGGTGTGCTTGGTACGTTCGCTGATCTTATCAAATCTATCGCTGAGGCGGCTGTCGCTATCGTTTCTATGGTCACTGGTCATAGTATCAATTATGGCAAGGGCTATGCTCATCTATTCGCTAAAGGTGGCAAGGTTGAGGGGCCTGGCACGGAAACAAGCGATTCTATACCGGCAAGGTTGTCGGCTGGGGAGTACGTGATCAATGCGGCCTCGGCTAAGAATATCGGCTATGACGTTCTTGACGCTCTTAACGGTAGTGGGAACGATTATGTGCCTAGTATCGCTAGTGATATTGAAGATAGTTATAGTGGGGTTGGTTCGGGGGTTATCAATGTCTATATGAATAACGAAATAAATAACGAGCTCGACGCTGATGAGATCGGTCGGGTGATGATTCAAAGTATAAGGAGGGCCGCTTAAATGGCAATACAAGGGGTTGACACAAAGTGTTATATATTAGCATTGTTTATTAGGGACGATGGCGAGCGGTTCTTGCTCGGTAGTGGCTATTATGAGTTTAAAGACGAGCAAATGCACTTCTCGGCTAATACTATCGAAAACGATACTATCTCGGTGCAGGGCAACGATGGCTATCTATTAGCTGGGCAAGTGAGGCGGCCTGGTTCGCAAGAGTTTAACGGTTTTGTTGGTGATGGGACTGTTGACAAAAGCATGGTTGAGCAAAAGCGCCGTGACTTCTTTAGCTTTTTCCGAAAAAACTTCTTTTACAAGGTAGTTTATGTGTTCCCTAATGGTACGGCTATTCAGAGGAAAAGAGGCTTTTTGGTGGATGATCCTACAGTGCAGGAGCTCTACCAGATTTACCCTCAGTACCATGTAGCTCTTAACTTCGAGGACGTTAACTATTACAGCTATGCTGAGGACGATGACGGTCAAGAGATTTATGCCAAAGTGGCCGAGATTCAGCTCACGGCCAGCGCCGCTAGTGGTGGCCTTATCTGGGACAATTACGGTGTCGTGTGGGAAGATGTCGACTATACGTGGTCAAGCGCTCCAGGCGGGACGAGTTTTGTGATCCTGAACCAGCTCGATATGCGGGCAAAGATTAAAGACTTAGTTATCCAGGGTGATACTTACCAGCAGACTTATAGTGGGAAGAACTTGTTACCAACTAGAAATATAGCACGGACAATAAATGATGTTACTTTTACCCCACAAGCTGATGGTTCAATAATAGTAAATGGAACTGCATCTGCACAAATAAATTATCCTATAAATGTTAATAGTTCATCTTTGGCGCAAAATATACAGTTAGAATCTGGAAGTTATACAGTTAGTGGAGGGAGAGGACCGTCATCCCCAATTTTCGTTCAAGCATATTATAATGAAACTGGTGGAACGACAAAATATTCAACTGGAACTTTTACTATAACTAATAATGCTAACCTTGGAGCATATATTAGGGTGACGAATGGTTCTACTATTTCTAACGAAATTGTTTATCCTCAGCTTGAGGCTAGTTCAACTCCTACCTCTTACGAACCTTATGTCGGTGGCACTCCAGCTCCTAACCCCGACTATCCACAAAATATAGATGTGGTGACTGGTGAGCAGACGGTGCGCATTGAAGGTGGGAAAAACTTATTTAAGGGTGGCAATGCTGATTATACTGGGACTAGTGCTTATTATGGCTACGGCGTCTCAACTTATACAGTGTCTGGTGGTGTTTACACTATCCCCCAGCCTTATGGTGCAATTGCGTTTGAATATGACAATTTAACTATTGGTCAACAATACACATTATCTTTTGATGTGATTTCGACGGTTTCAGGTGCTTGTTTCGTTGGTGTTAACAGATATAGTGGAGCAAGTCCGACTGGCGATAATATGCGCATAGACGCAACTACAACGCCACAAAGAGCTAGTTTCACATTCACAGCTACAGCTACTAATAGAATTGCATTTAACTCTGGTGCTACAGCTAGTTTCTCGGTTTCTTATTCTAATATACAGCTTGAAAAAGGTTCTACAGCCACCACTTACGAGCCTTATATTGGCACTACCAAGACCGTTGATCTCGATACTCTTGAGCTTTGCAAAATTGGCACTTATCAAGATTATATCTATAAGAGTGGTGATGATTGGTATGTGCATAAAGAGATTGGGAAAGCTGAGCTTGATGGGACGGAGAGTTGGAGCGTGGTGAATAGCGGTCAATCAAGCTGGTTTTATATGGCCAATATTTACAGCAAATTAGAATCTATGTCAACTCCATATCC